ATGAAGTACAGAAAGAACGGGACGGACGCGGTGTGCGGACAGTGCGACCTGTGCGGCGGAGAGCTGCGGCGGGGAGAGCGATACTACCGGATCAGCGGTGAGAACGTGTGCAGGGGCTGCCTGGCAGATTTCGCGGCGCAGATACTGGCGGCGTATGAGGTGGTCGGAGGTGAGGCGGATGCATAAGACGGCGGCACCCTGGGAGGAACTGCGGGAGAAGTACGAGGCGGGCGGATATACCTATATGCAGCTGGCGAAGGAATACGGCGTTTCGGTGCAGAGCGTGGGGCGGCACGCGCGGAAGGAGAAGTGGGTCAGCGGGTGCCGGAACGAGAGACGGCGCAGGACGGAGAGCAGGGATTGCCTGCTGGAAATGACGCGGGCGCTGATGCGGGGCGCGAAGCGGGCGGCCGAGGAGGCGGAAAAAGGTGAGGCGTGCACCAAGGAGCTGAAGGAGCTGGCGGGGATATTGCAGACGCTGGCGGGGCTGGAGAAGGAGCTGGGCGGCGGGACCGCGGCGCAGACGGTGCAGGTGCTGCTGGGAGAGGGGGTACGGGAGCTGAGCGAGTAAGCACGGAGAGAAGAGAGACAAGGGGGAGAGAACATGGAGGATATATACATCGGGACGCCGAACGCAAAGCAGGACGAATTTCTGCGGTGCAAAAAGAAGTACGTCGCTTTCGGCGGGGCACGGGGCGGCGGGAAAAGCTGGGCGGTGCGGTGCAAGGCCAAGCTGCTGGCGCAGCGGTATCCGGGGATACGGATGCTGCTGGTGCGGCGGACCATGCCGGAGATCGAGGCAAACCATTTGGAGACGCTGCGGCTGGAGCTGGCGGGTACGGCCGTATACCGGGCGGAGGAGAGACGGTTCGTGTTCGGGAACGGGAGCGTATTGCAGTTCGGATACTGCGCCTGCGACCGGGACGCGGATCGCTATCAGGGCGCGGAGTACGACGTGATTTTTTTCGACGAGGCCACGCAGCTGAAGGAGCAGTGGATGCGAAAGCTGGCGGCGTGCGTGCGCGGCGTGAACGGATTTCCCAAGCGCATTTACTACACGTGCAACCCGGGCGGGCCGGGGCATGGGTATATCAAGCGGCTGTTTATCGACCGGCGGTATGAGCCGGGGGAGAACGGGGGCGAGTACGCGTTCATACCGGCGCGGGTGACGGACAACGGGGCGCTGCTGGCGCGGCAGCCGGAGTATATACGGCAGCTGGAGGCGCTGCCGCCGAAGCTGCGGGCGGCGTGGCTGGAGGGACGGTGGGACGTGCTGGCGGGACAGGTGTTCCAGGAGTTCACGGACGACCCGGCGCACTACGCGGACCGGCGGTGGACGCACGTGATCCGGCCCTTTGACATCCCGCGGGAGTGGAACGTGTACAGAAGCTACGACTTCGGGTACGCCAAGCCCTTTTCCTGCGGCTGGTGGGCGGTGGACTTCGACGGGTGCGTGTACCGGATATTGGAGCTGTACGGCTGCACGGGAACGCCGGACGAGGGCGTGCTGTGGACGCCGGAGCGGCAGTTCGCGGAGATACGGCGGATGGAGGACGAGCACCCGTATCTGCGGGGACGGACCATACGGGGGGTGGCGGACCCGGCCATCTGGGACGCCAGCCGGGGCGAGAGTATTTATGAGACGGCGCTGAAGCACCGGCTGTTCTTTGAAAAGGGAGACAACCGGCGGATACCGGGGTGGATGCAGCTGCACTACCGGATGAGCTTTGACGGGGAGGGGTACCCCATGCTGTATGTGTTCGAAAACTGCCGGGCGTTCATACGGACGGTGCCGGGACTGTCGTACAGCACCACGGCGCCGGAGGACGTGGACACGGGACAGGAGGACCACGCGGCGGATGAGAGCCGGTATTTCTGCATGATGCGGCCCATCGCGCCCCGGGAGAGGACGGAGATACGGCGGGAGCCGTGAGAAACCGGGGGAGGGGCTGCGCCCCTCCCCCGGTCCAAATTCCATAAATGACGAAAATGCGGAATTTTACACAAAGGGGCTGGACAAATTATGCAGCTGTGCTATAATATGACTATCCGCAGGAGTACTCCTGCTTTGGCGTTTTAACAAGCTTAAAACGAAGCGGGCTGCGGAAATATTAAAACCATTGGGAAGTGTTAACAATGAAAAAGGTATTGGCAACCGTGCTGGCGCTGGTCATGGCGCTGGGACTGTGCAGCGTGAGCTGGGCGGCGAACCCAGATTTGCCGCCAGCAGATGAAAACGGCGTTATTACGCTGACTGATGATGTGGTATTGACGGCTGGAAAGGAAATCAACAAGGAAGGAACGCCCCAAGTTACAAAAATTGACTTGGGTGGTCATAAGCTTAGCCGTGCAGGCGGGCTTGTGTTGGACATCTATGGTGACGTGACGATTACAAACGGCACCATCGAGATGACGGGTGCAGCGAGCGGAAGCGCGATTTGGATCAATAATGGTGCCGAGGTCACGATTGACAATAGTGTGAAGGTAAGCGCAACGGGCAGCGTAAATAATAAGACAAGTTTTGCCATTGCATTTGACAGTAGCTGCGATGGCGCGGCCCTGACTTTCAACGGAGCAATTGCTGGCGAAAATGGCGTAACTATCAACGGAAACATTACTAAGAATACCAACAAGATTTCCGTAAATGGCACGATTGATGTCACCGAACTTGCGCTGTATCTTGCGGGCAATGGAACTACTGACATCAACAACGGCGCTTCTCTTAAGGGTGACGTTGGCGTGGAGATTCGCGCTGGTGTATTGAATATTAACGGCGGTACGATTACTTCTACGGGTGATGATTATAAGGTGACGAGCAATCCCGGTGGTCCAACGACGACTGGCGCGGCCTTGGCGGTGGCGGAACATACAACGAATCAGGGAGTTACGGTTAATATCAATGGTGGTACAATTACCAACGTAGCTGGCGGAAAGGCAATAAGTGTGGCTAATCCGGAAGAAACAGAGGAGGCAAAAGGCGCAAATGTCTCTGTTAATGGTGGTACGATTAGCGGCGACGTCAAGGTTGGCGAAAACGTGAAGTCTACTGATGAAGGGAAAGAGCCTTTGACGGTTTCCGGTGACTATAATATGACTAAGGATTCCGAAGGCAACTACACCATTGCAAAGAAGCCCACCTCCTATTACTACTATTCCCCCAGCACCACCACCCCCGATACCACCACCAAGGGCTCGCCCAAGACCTTTGACGCGGGCGTGGGTATCTACGCCGTGACGGCGGTGCTGTCCGTGACCGGTATGGCGTGGACCGCTAAAAAGCGTCACTAAGAGCAAATAAAAAAGAAAGCCCGTAAGGGCTTTCTTTTTTTGCGCTTTTTTTGGGGGAAGGCTGGGACAAAAAATTTGGGGTGTTGCACGTTTGCGGGCAACTTTCGGGCTGGGCGGGGGCAGGGACAGAACATGAAAGGGAGGTGCTCGGATGGAGCAGGAGACAAGGACCGCGCGGGACGCCGGTGCTCCGGTGAAGATCGGGGCGGAGGCGGTACGGGCCGCGGCGGAGGTGCTGCGGCGCTATCGCGCGGGCAAGCAAAATCTGGACAGGCGCATCATCGACAACGAGCAGTTCTGGAAGCTGCGGCACTGGGAGCAGATGGAGAAGGCGGGCGAGGGCGGCAATCCGGAGGACGTGCGGCCGGCCAGCGGCTGGCTGGTGAACTGCATCCTCAGCAAGCACGCGGACGCCATGGACTGCTATCCGGAGCCGACGGTGCTGCCCCGGGAGCCGGGAGACCGGCAGGAGGCGGAGACGCTGAGCCGTATCCTGCCGGTGCTGCTGAAAAACGACCGGTTCAGGCGGACGTATTCCAAGGCGTGGTGGGACAAGCTGAAGTCCGGGTGCGCCGTGTACGGCGTGTTCTGGGACAACGAAAAGCTGCACGGGCTGGGCGACGTGAGCATCCGCAGCATGGACGTGCTGAACCTGTTTTGGGAGCCGGGGGTCACGGACATACAGGAGTCGGAGCACTTTTTCTGCACGGAGCTGGTGCCCAACAACCATCTGGTGCGGAGGTGGCCGGAGCTGGAGGGGAAGCTGGGGCGCGGCGGCGCGCAGGTGAGCCGGTATCTGTTCGACGACAAGGTGGACACGTCGGAGCAGTCGCTGGTGGTGGACTGGTACTACCACACGGAGCGTGAGGGACGGCAGGTGCTGCAGTACTGCAAGTTCGTGGGGGAGAATGTGCTGTATGCCACGGAGAACGACCCGGAGATGGCGGCGCGGGGCTGGTACGACCACGGGAAGTATCCGTTCGTGTTCGACACGCTGTTTCCCGAGGAGGGGACGCCCTGCGGGTATGGGTATGTGGATCTGTGCAAGTCGGCGCAGAAGCAGATCGACCTGATGAACCAGGCTATTCTGAAAAACACGCTGGCGGCGGCGACACCGCGGTTTTTCATCCGGGCGGACGGCGCGGTGAACGAGAACGAGTATGCCGACTGGACGAGGCCCTTCGTACACACCAACGGGAACCTGGGCGCGGACTCCATCGCACCGATCCGGGTGCCGGCGCTGGACAGCGTGTATGTGGCGGTGCTGCAGAACAAGATCGCGGAGATGAAGGAGACGGCGGGCAACCGGGACGTGATGAGCGGCGGCACCGCCGGCGGCGTGACGGCGGCCACGGCTATTGCGGCTTTGCAGGAGGCGGGCGGCAAGCTGTCGCGGAACATGATCGACGACGGGTATGAGGCGTTTTCGCAGGTGGTGACGCTGTGCATCGAGCTGATCCGGCAGTTTTACGACGTGCCGCGGCAGTTCCGGCTGCTGGGCCGGGACGGCGGGGCGTTCGTCGCCTACGGCAACGGGGGCCTGCGGCCCAGGGCGCTGCTGACCGGGGGCTATCGCGTGCCGGAGTTCGACCTGGAGGTGATGGCACAGGACGAGACGCCGTACCAGACCATGGAGTACAACCAGTTGGCCCTGCAGCTGTTTCAGATGGGGTTCTTCCGCAGCGATATGGCAGAGCAGGCGCTGCGGTGCCTGGAGCTGATGCAGTTCCGCAGCAAGGACGCGCTGGCGGAGGTCATCCGGCAGGGACAGAAGGAGACGGACCAGAAGGCGTGGCTGACGGAGGCGCTGCGGCGGGCGGTGACGCTGCTGGACAAGAGCCAGGGGACCCATCTGGCGGAGGCGCTGGAGCGAGAGCTGGAGAAGCGGGAGAGCAGCGGCGGAAAGGCGGCGGTGCGCCGAAGCAGTGACGCGGTGACGCGGCAGCGGCAGGCCACGCGGCAGGCGGTACGGCCCAGATGATACGGGCCAGCTGCGGCGGCGCGCACCTTACGGTGCGGGGCCACGCCGGGTATGGCGAGTATGGGAAGGACATCGTATGCGCGGCGGCGTCCGCGCTGGTGTACGCGCTGGCGGGGAGATTGCGGGAGACAGGGCGGCTGGAACGGTTCCGAAGCGCACCGGGATACGCGGAGATCGCGGGGACAGGGGACTGTGCCCGGGAGTTCGCGTTGGTGCGGTGCGGGCTGGAGCTGCTGGCGCAGCAATACCCCGGCAGGGTGGAAGTTGGGTCGTGACCTACCACGGGGAGGAGAGTTCGGATGGACGAGCTGGAAAAGACGGCGCAGGAGACTGCGGAGGAGACGGGCGGAATGGCTCCCGACGCCGGGGAGCAGCAGGTACCTGCCGGGGAACAGGGGGTACCTGGCGGGGAAGAGGACTTCGAGACGCTGATACGCGGCCGGTACAAGGGGGAATTCGACGCACGGGTGCGGCGAATACTGGACGGACGGCTGCGGGGGCTGCGGCAGGAGAACGAGAGGCTGCGGGAGATGGCGGCCGCGGCGGAGACGGCGCGGCAGCGGGAGCAGGAGGCGCAGCTGCGGGCCGCGATGGAATTCGCCGTGGTCCGGGCGCGGCAGCAGATGGCCCAGGCCATCGCCAGCGGCGGAAGCCGCGTGGCGGAGAACGGCGGACGGCGCAGGAGCGTCAGCCGCTGGGACCCGAGGGGGCTCAGCGGGGCGGAGCTGGCGGCGATACGGAAGAGAGTACAGGATGGAGAGAAGATCAGATTTTAGAAAGGGAGAGAAAACATGGAGATGAATTTGCAGATGTTTGCGGAGAACACCCAGACCACAGCGGGCCTGAGCGCGGAGATGAAGACCTACTATGGCATGGAGCTGCTGGAGAACGCCAAACCGCAGCTGGTGCACAACCAGTTCGCGGCCACAAAGGGCCTGCCTGCCGGCGGCGGCAAGACCGTGGAGTGGCGTAAGTTCGGCGCCTTTGACAAGGCGCTGAAGCCTCTGACCGAGGGCGTGACGCCCGATGGCAGCGGTATCTCCGTCAGCTACATCACCAAGGAGCTGGCGCAGTACGGCGACTACACCACCGTGTCGGATATGCTGGATCTGACGGCCATCGACGACGTGGTGCTGGAGATCACTGACCGCCACGGCAGCAATATGGGCCTGACGCTGGACACGGTGACCCGAAACGAGATCCAGCAGGGCAAGCAGGTGATCTACGCGCCCAAGATCGGCAGCGACGGCACCAAGACCGACGTGACCAGCCGCATGACGCTGGACAAGGACTGCCGCATGACCAGCGAGCTGGTGGCTAAGGCGGCGACCCAGCTGAAGAAGATGAACGCGCCCACCTTTGACGGCAAGTATGTGTGCATCATCCACCCCAGCGTGGCCTTTGACCTGCGCCAGGACGAGGCGTGGATCGCCGCCCACCAGTATGCCGGGGCCACGGAGCTGTTCTCCGGCGAGATCGGTGAGCTGCACGGCGTGCGCTTCGTGGAGACCACGGAGGCGAAGATCTATCGCGGTGAGGACCTGGCCGCCGACAGCCGCACGCTGAAGGTGAACGGCAATGTTATGGCCAGCACCGACGTGACCTTCAACGGCGGTACTGTGGCCGCCGGCGCACTGGCGGGCCGCTATGTGGTGCTGGGCGGCACCCGCTGCCAGGTGGTGAGCAACACCGACGCGAAGCTGGTGCTGGACAAGACCGTCACCGTGGGCGACAAGGAGGTCATCTACCCCGGCGAAGGCGGCAAGCAGGGCTGCGCCGTGTACGGCTGCCTGTTCCTGGGCAAGGGCGCCTATGGCGTGGTGGACCTGAGCGAGGGCACGGAGGTCATCGTGAAGCCCCGCGGCAGCTCCGGCACCGCCGACCCCCTGGACCAGCGCTCCAGCGTGGGCTGGAAGGGCGTACACGCCGCGGCTATCCTGTACGACGAGTACATGGTGCGCGTGGAGTGCGGCAGCAGCTATTCGGACGAGGACAAGGCGAACTGACGGAGCGTGAAGCAGGGGCGGACGGGTCGTCCGCCCCTGCGGGAAATGCCGCCGTCAGCGCGGCCACGCCGCGCTGACGGGACGTCGAGGCCACCGCCCCCTGCGGAACGCGGGCGGACGGCGGGGCGAGGTCTTACATGGGGAAAGGAGAAGGGCGAGATGAAGGAGAAAATGACAACGGTGCTGCTGCCCAGAGGCAGAAAGCAGGAGGAGAATTTTGTCATCGTGTCCGTCAACGGACGCAGCTGGAAGATCATGCGCGGCGTGGAGGTGCGCGTACCGGTGTGCGTGGCGGAGGTGCTGGAAAACGCCGCCATGATGGCGGAGGCGGCCCGGCGCTATGTGGACGAGAGAGCGTCCTGAGGTGACGGCCATGGCAAGGACGACGGCAAAACAGGTGCTGGACCGGGTGGACGCGCTGCTGCCCAATGGGTATGCGCGCGCGGAGAAGCTGCGGTGGCTGGCCCAGGCGGAGGGCTTTGTGCGGCGGGAGCTGTGCCGGGAGACGGGGGAACTGCCGGCGCTGACCGAGGTAACAGAGCTGACGGCGGAGCCGCCCTTTGACGAGCTGTACCGGCACTATGTGGAGGCGCAGGTGCACTATGCCAACGGGGAGACGGCACGGTACAACAGCGCGGCGGGACTGTGGAACAACGCGTTTCTGACCTATCGGGACTACCGGGCCAGGACGGCGGTGCCGGAGGGCGGCGCGCCGGCGCTGCGGCTGTGCTGAAAGGGGGCGGCGGAGATGTATTTTCCCAAGCTGAAGGCGGCGGCGCAGCAGCGGGCAGGCGTAGAGCAGTTCGGGGGACTGGACCGCCGTCCGGGCAGCGGCGCGGGGAGCCTGGAGCAGATGGAGAACCTGTGGAGCAGCGGGTATCCGGCGCTGGAGACGCGGCCCCTGCGGCGGACGGTGACGCAGCTGACAAAGCCCAACGGCATGACGGAGAAGGACGGATTGTTCTGGGTGGACGGCACGGCGCTGTATGTGAACGGCGCGAAAACGGGGTTGGTGCTGACGGACAGCCGGAAGCAGCTGGTGAGCATGGGGGCGTATCTGCTGATCTTTCCGGACAAGAAGTACATCAATACCCAGGATCTGACGGACTTCGGAAGCATGGAGAACGTGCGGGCCACCACGGGAGAGGTGACGTTCACCCTGTGCGACGGGACGGGGGAGAGCCTGGGCAGCTACGCGGCGGGTACGGAGGCGCCCCAGGAGCCCCGGACAGGGGACCTGTGGCTGGACACGGAGCGATCGGAGAGCGTGATGCGGCGGTATGACGGCAGCACATGGACGGCGCTGGCGGAGGTGTACACAAAGATCGCCGCTGTGGGCGTGGGACTGGGCTTCCGCGCCGGGGACGGCGTGACGGTGGCAGGCTGCGGCGCGGCGGAGCTGAACGGCCTGCACGTATTGCAGGCGGCGGAGGACGACTGGGTGCTGGTGCCGGCGCTGTGCCGGACGCTGGACAGCCAGACGGCGGCGGTGACGGTGATGCGGCTGATGCCGGAGATGGACTTTGTGGTGGAGCAGGGCAACCGGCTGTGGGGGTGCAAGTACGGCATCGTGGACGGTCAGGCGGTGAACGAGATATACGCCTGCGCGCTGGGGGATTTCCGCAACTGGAACAGCTTTGCGGGGCTGAGCACCGACAGCTACGCCGCCGCCAGAGGCTCGGACGGACCCTTTACCGGGGCGGCGGCCTGCATGGGCGGCGTGGTGTTCTTCAAGGAGAACTGCATGGAGCGCATCTATCCGGCGGCGGGCGGCGGGCACCAGATCGTGACGGTGCCGTGCAGCGGCGTGCGGAAGGGCGCGGAGAGGACCGTGGCTGTGGCGGACGGTGTGGTGTACTATCTGGGGAACGACGGGGTGTACGCCTTTGACGGAAGTATGCCGGTGTGCGTATCCCGGGCGCTGGGCGACAAGCGGTATACCGGCGGCGTGGCCGGCGGGGAAAGCGGCCGGTACTGGCTGTCCGCCGTGGACGCGGCGGGAGAGACGGAGTTGCTGGTGTACGACACGCAGAAGCGGCTGTGGCACCGACAGGACGATACGGCGGCGGTGGCCTTCGCCCGGTGGAACGGGGAGATGACGGTACTGTGCAGCGACGGACGGCTGCTGGATACAAGCGGTACATTGGGAACGGCGGAGACGGGGTTCTCCTGGAGCGCCGAAAGCGGCGACCTGGGACTGTACACGCCGGAGCACAAGTATCTCTCGCGGCTGGAGCTGCGGCTGAAGACGGCGGCCGGGAGCACGGTGAAGGCGTACGTCTGCTATGACGGGGACAACGTCTGGGAACAGGTGGGCGGTGTATCCGGCGAGGTGGGGCAGACCCGCGGCGCGGTGCTGCAGGTGCGGCCCCGGCGGTGCGGACACCTGCGGCTGAAGCTGGCCGGGGACGGACCGTGCCGGGTGTACAGCGCGGCAGCGGTGTATGAGAAGGGAAGTGACGGGCCATGAGCGTGCTTGCCCTGCCGATGGCACCGGCGGGATCGGTGCAGGAGCAGGTGACGCAGCAGTATGCGTATCTGGTGCAGATGGCCCAGCAGCTCAACCTGGCGCTGGGGCAGTTGGAGGCGCTGGACGGCGGAGCAGGGGAGGCCTCCGCCCGGCGGCAGGCCAACGGGCGCTTGGGCACGGCGGCATTGGAGACGGCGGACGGGCAGTATGAGACGCTGCGGAGCATGATCCTGAAGACGGCGGACCAGGTACAGAAGACCACGGCGGCATTGACGGCGAAGCTGGAGGAGGAATATGTGGCGAGCTCGGACTTCGGCAGCTATGTGGCGAAGCTCAGCGCCCAGCTGGAGGCGGCACCGGAGGCGGTGACGCAGTATTACAGCTTTTTCTCTGATCTGCAGGCCAACGTGGAGAAGGTGGACGCGGCCTTCGCGCACTATAAGCTGGACACGGAGGGGTATATCCGCACGGGTATCGTGTACTACGACGGGGCCGCGCCGGTGTATGGCGTGGCTGTGGGACAGGACCTGACGTGCAGAGAGGTGGACGGCGAAAAGGTGGTGGAGCAGAACAACTTTCGCGCGGTGTTCACCGCCACGCGGCTGTCCTTCTGGCAGGACGCCACGGAGGTGGCCTATGTGTCCAACAACCGGCTGTACATCACGAACATTACGGTGCTGGGCGGTATCGATGTAGGGCAGTGGAGCATGGAGGCGGCGGAGGGCGGACTGGCCTTCCGGTGGATCGGAGGGTGAGTGTGTGAGCTATACGGCGTTGGACAGCATCCAGTGGGGCGGCGTGCCGAAGATCGGCGTCAGCTTCGGCTATGACAGCCGACGCAGCGGCAGCGCGATGCAGTACAGGATCTATGTGACGGTGGCGCCGCTGACAGGGGCATCGTATTTTGGGTACCCTATCTATCTGTCGGTGACGGTGGACGGCGGAAGTGTGTGCAGCGGGCAGACGCTGAAGGCGGCATCGCCCAGCCGGTGGAGCAGCGCGATCGAGTACGACAGCGGCTGGGTAACAGCGGCAGGAGCAGTGGGCACCGCGCCGCTGGGGATACGGCTGTACAGCGGCTCCGGGTCTGCCAGAGACGACAGCTACGGCTATGCGCTGCCGGTGGAGCGCGTGGAGGACATTGGAGATTTCTCGCTGACGGCGGGGGACGCGGTGATCGGACAGACGGGGACACTGACGCTGACGCGGCCCGGGTATGGGTACAGCTTTACGTTCAGCTATGTGCTGGGGGCGGCCTCCGGAACGCTGAGCAGCGGTGCGCTACGGACGGTGAGCAGCAGCGCGGGGCGCGTGGTGTACCAGTGGACGGTGCCGGAGTCGCTGGCCGGGGAGCTGCCGGAGACAACGCACGGCACCGGGACGGTGACGGTGAAGGTGTACAGCGGCGGTACGCCGGTGGGGAGCCTGAGCGCGGCGTTCACGGCCTATGTGCCGGAGACCATGCGGCCCACGGCGGCGCTGACCACGGAGGTGGTAAACGACGGTACGGCAGCGGAGAGCTGGGGGCTGTGTGTGCAGGGCATCAGCCGGATACGGTACGCGGCGACGGCGGCGGCACAGGGCGGCGCGTCCGTGCGGTCGGTGCAATTCCACTTTGCGGGGCAGGAGCTGACCGGCACGACCGGGACGACGGCGGTCATCGGCATCAGCGGGACGCTGCGGCCCACGGTCACGGTGACGGACAGCCGGGGACGGTCGGCGACGGCGACAGGCGAGGCGGTGACGGTGGCGGCGTATTATCCGCCGGCCATCACGGCGTCCATGGCGGCGCGGTGCGCCGCGGACGGCACAGAGAAGGACGACGGGGCGTATCTGAAGGTGAAGTGCGCGGCACAGTGCGCCGATGTGCAGGGGCACAATACGGTGGTCCTGCGGGCGCGCTTCCGACCTATGGGCGGCGCGTGGAGCGGCTATATAGCGCTGCTGCCGGGGGCAGAGCAGCTGCTGGGCGGCGGGCTGGACGGCGGGACCTCCTATGAGGTGGAGCTGAGCGCGGAGGACACGGTGGGCAACGTGCGGGTGGTGCGGTATACGGCGGCCACCAGCCGGGTGACGCTGCATCTGCGCGCCGGCGGAATGGGCGCGGCCTTCGGCAAATATGCGGAGCAGGAGGCGTTGGAGTGCGTGTGGCCGGCGGTGTTTTACGGGGATGTGGCGGTATCCGGCGCACTGACGGTGAACGGACAGACAGTGGAGGCGATGCTGTTTCCGGTGGGCAGCGTGCGCCTGACAGACAGCCCTGCGGCGCCGGAGACACCGGCAGGCGCAGCGTGGGAGAGCGTGGAGACAGGCATCGCCGGCGTGTATGGCTGGCGGCGCACGACATGACGAGGAGGAGAGAGGCATGGCATCGACGTATACGATGGTGGCATACGGTTCACAGGGCAGCGCGGTGCGGCAGCTGCAGAATGAATTGAACAAGCGGGGGTATAGTCTGGACCAGGATGGTATCTTCGGCAAGAAGACGAGAGCCGCGGTACGGGACTATCAGAAGAAGAACGGGCTGACGATGGTGGACGGCATTGCCGGCGATGAGACGTGGGGGAGCCTGCTGTCCGCGCCTACGGCGGCGGAGCAGGCGGCGCAGGCCGCCGCAGCAGCAGAGGCGGCGGCACCCAGAGCGGAGGTCACGGCGGGCACGGCGCGGCGTCTGCAGGAGCTGGAGAGGGGCTATACGCCGTCGGACGAGGTGACGGCGGCGCAGGCCTACCGGGACAGCGTGGCGGCGTTGGAGCCGGAGGCGTACCGGTCCCGGTTCGAGGAGCGTTTGCAGGCGCTGTATGACCAGATCGCGGGGCGGGAGGCCTTTGACTACGATCCGGAGGAGGACGAGTCGTACCAGCGGTACGCCAGACTGTATGCCGCCCGCGGCGCGGCGGCCATGGAGGACACGCTGGGCAAGGCGGCGGCCCTGACCGGCGGGTATGCCTCCAGCTACGCCCAGAGCGCGGGGCAGCAGGCGTACAACGGCTATTTGCAGGAGCTGGCAGCGCTGGTGCCGGAGCTGCGGCAGGCAGCGCTGGCGGAGTATCAGCAGGAGGGCAAGGCTTTGCAGAACCAGTACAGTATGCTGGACGCGCAGGAAAAGGCGGACTATGACCGCTGGCAGGAGGCGCGTGGCGACTGGCAGAAGCAGCTGGAGGCGGCTCAGGCGGCGTATGAGGACGCGGGCAGTCAGGACCAGAAGCTGTATCAGGCGCTGCTGGCACATTTTTCCGACAAAGCGGAGCAGGAGAGGAAACTTTCCGCCTCCGGCGTCCGTCTTACAGATAGTGGAGATACCGGCAGCAGGGGCGAGAGCCTGAGCTCTACGGCGGCGGAGAGCCTGCAGCGGGCTGTGGTGAACTATCTGAAGCGGGGCAACGGCGATCTGGCCCAGGCGTTGGCGGCGCAGTATACGGCCCGCATGACACCGGTGCAGCGGCAGCGGTTCGAGAAGCTGCTGGGCCAGTACGGCATGACGCTGGCATAAGGGTCGGATAGGGGAAAAGTGCTTGCAATCAGGGGCGCTGTATGGTATCATATCAAAGTATATTGCAACGCGGCGGACACGCCGCAGCGGCTCGAGAGGAAGAGAGGAGCCGCGGGAAGGAGCAGCA